CTCCGATGCATCCAAAACCCCTGCGAAGGCAGAATTTTTATTCTCTGCCGCCGCTCCTCCCTCCAAGATGGCTCCTGCAAAGGCAGAAAGCTCACCCTCGCCGGAAAACTCCACATACTGGCTCTCGCTCGCTTTCAGTTCCTCCACCGTATTTGCGCCAACGAATGTTTCCATAAGCTCTCCGTCCAGATACACCGACAGGTCAAAGCCGCCGTCCACGTTTTCCGTGCTGGCCACCGTAATGTCATTTCCCCTCTTCCCTGCATATTTAGCCGTAATCATCAGCCCATCCTTGGCAATCTTTGCCTTGGTTCCTCCGGCAATGATATAGACCCATGCCTTGACGGCATTTTCAAGGGCAAGCCGCACCAGGCGCACATGCTCGCTATCATCAAAGATGCTCCTTCCCAATTTGGCAATCTCCGCATCCGGGGCATCGCAGCCCAATTCGATGAACTCCCCATCCGGCCCCCAGTCATATCCGATCAGTGGGACGACGACGACACCTCTTGTCGAAGTAGACACCGCAATGGGTTTCTTTGCCTTGAAATTCATGTAGCTGCCAGGCCTGACTTTCGCCCGGTTCATGTCAAAATTTCCTCCAGCCATTATCCTTTCATCTCCTTCCCTAACCATTGTTTGATAATTCCCTTCGCCTCTTCAATGCCATACTCCTTATCAGCACAACAAAAAAAAGCACCGTTAAAAGTGCTCGTAGTGCATCCAAACAATTTCACGCAATTCTCGCGGAGCGTTGAAACCGCAAAGGTTCTTTCCTTCTCTTTTTTCCGAACTGCTGATTCGGATGCTTTCTCGGTGGCAGAAACGGCCGCCGAAGCATTCTCCTGTTTAGCCATAGGCTCCTCCTATTCTTTTGGTGATGCCGGCAATCCATCGTAGAAAAATCTGGCTGCCTTGGCGTAGGTTTCCTGGTCATAAGCAGCATGCGTCTTCCACGATATGTGAATCTGGGTGATGCCGGCATCAATATTTTTGGCGCCTAGCTCTATGATGCGGAAATTCTTGCCAGTTAATTTCCCCTCCTCGTCATAAAGCGGTATCAGTTTCCTCCGGGACTGGATGGCCTTCACTATCCTCGATGCCATATCGTATGATTCCAGCGAGGTCCTGTCAAATACTTTGACAAATACGGTAAATACATTTTCATATGTAGATACCGAGAACTGCCCGCCCTCCACTTCTGGCGGCGGAAAGTACGCCGACGGAATGGCGAATCCTTGCGGCAGCTCCCCGAAATATAATTTCAAGTGCAGCGGCTCCAGAAAGTGGACCAATGCTGCGATTTCCTGCTCTAACATTCTGCCTCCTTCATATCCCCAGATAATCTTGCAGCCAGTCGGTGATCTTTGCTTCCATGAGGCCGGGGAGCATCTTTTCCATGATGCGGATGGCACCCTCCCAGAAATGAGCCCCTTCTACATGTCTCTGGCGCAACATTACTCCAGTTTTTGCAGATGGATTATAAGTAAATTCAATTATTCTTCCATCAACTCCGAAAACTACATCTCCTGGTATAAACCTCCTTTCCACGCCTTCGGGATTCGTCCAGTGGCCATCATTGACATAAGATGCATATTCCACATTTGTTCCTACTTCCAATGTAAAGCCGCCATCCCTTATGCTCCACATGCCATCCGAACTCCCCTTTTGAAAACTGTTCAGCAATAATCTGGTATCTACTACCTTCCTGCGAATAATCTCCTCGGAAACAATCCTAAGAAATTCATCTCCGATTCCTTCAACAAATTTCTTCAATTCTTCCTTGAGTGCTCCATTCCCAGCCGCCTCGACCTGGTCGAAGAAAGCGGACAATTCGGAATAATCAATCTCGACTGCTTTTGTCGCCATCTACAATGCCTCCTTTACCGTTCCCGACCTGTGCACGTATACAATGATATGATGCCCTCGGACATTTCTTGGAATCTCTGCCACATAGGCATAGCCAGTAACGCCGCTGACCACCTTGTCATTTTCTCGGATATCAGTGCCGATAGGCAGGGAGAGTTTCAGCCGTGCGGCATACTTATTCTGCGGTTCCTCCTGCGCAACCTGGTACGTGCCAGACTTAACGGAAAAATGACAGGGGATGCCCTGATCCTTTTCTGCCGGCATATCAGGGTAGGAAAAATGGTTATCATCCGTAATCCCATATCCTAGACTGCTAGATCCTTTCTTCGCATGATATAGCGTGCATGTGTGGTCGAAAAAGTCTTCCAATGCCATTCCGCACCTCCTACAGCTTCCTCATCCTCATGATAAAACGCTCGTCCGTCTTATCTCTGACGAACTGATCCAGAAGGGCTTCAATGCCGAGGGAAGAAAGTTCGATCTGGCTGTCGCTCGTAGTATACGAATAATCATCGAATGTCTCCGAAGTCTTGCTTCCTATTTTCTGCTTGGAATAAGCATAATATTCAGCCAGAAGCAGAGCCGCCATCCTAACATCCTTCGGAACACTGCCAGCATATTTTTCAGCTGAAAAATCGTGGTGGCAGTAATGAATAATGTAACTCTCCGCCCGCTGGATATCAATTTGCAATTTTGCATCCGACCGATTCCTGACGTTTTCCAAATCGCTATACTCCCTGACTTCTTCTGGCGTTACCCACGGTCTTCCCATAGCATCCTCCTATTCATCAAACCCTAGCGTGCCAATACTGACAAGACCGAGGGCTTCCTTGATCCTGTCAATCCGTTCATCGTTATTGGCGCAATCCTTGATGTCAATATCCTTCTCCGCTGCGAGAGCAATGAGTTCATCCTTTTTCATTTTCTCAATAGACTCTGCAGTAAGTTCAGTGCCATTATCTGATTTCCCCGGATTCCCATCATTATTCAAATTGTCACTCTGCGGATTTTGAGAATCATCAGAAACCGAAGATGGGTTTTTACCCGGTTCTCCTTTCCCTTCTGTTTTCAGGCTTTCGTCAACAACTCCCAGCATATCAAAACGACCAGTGGAAAGAAGTTTTTCTGCCTTTTCATCATCAGCACAAAATGGCTCTCCTTTTTTGCACGAAAAATTCATCATGCTAAAGGAAAGCCCCTTAGTAAGTTTTAATCTTTTCATAGCACCCTCCTTAATTCGTTCCCTGCAGGATAAGCGGAAGGTTTTTGATAATGGATGTTGCTTCGATTTCTTCAATAATTGCATCAAAATCAAAGTGCACCACATAGAATCTTTTGTCCTTCCTTATGGCTTCTACAGATGTTTCATCCTTCTTGATCTTCATTGCATAGGTGTTAACCTGTGAAAAATTCTTTGGATTGGAAAGGACGATTGTATCGTTCGGCATCATCGGAACACCCATGGAAGGAATCCCAACCGGACTTTTGTACAAACTTTCCGGAACCGCACCGCCTGCATCGATTACCTTATTAAGCAAGAACAATTCCCATTGCTGCTGCCTGGTTGGGCTCATCATCCACCGGAGTGTTCCATCATTAAATCTGTTAGGCATGGCAGCTACTGCATTATAAAACATTTCCAGTTCCATTTCCTTGGCACCGGAAACATCAATAATATGGCTGTCATTAAGTGCTTTGATTATTCCATCGTTCTGTCCCAGAAATACCTTATCTGTAGCGTCCCCGATTTTCTCAACCTCTGCTTCATTCCATGCACCAGCAGCATGAGCTTTCAGAAAACGATAGAGACCACCTGCCTCTGTTACACAATCGCCTGCTGCGTAAGCACTGGTGCTGGAAAATGTTTCCGCTTCAGATGCCTTCTCGTCCCCATTGAGCAGAAGGTCCTCAGAATCAACACCAACCTGCTTTGTCATGAGATTAGTCACTACCGTATCCATATTTTCCCCCTCGATATTCTGCCGAAGGGTTTCATTGGTAATATCCCAGTCAAGCCTTGTTGCTTCGCAGGAATATTTGACTACCCCGAATTTCGGGCTTGCCGTTACCCCATCAAAGGCGTTCTCAACCTTGGGACGCAACAGCCTGTGTCCAATCCCGATTTTGTCAATCTCGCCAGATTTTTCCGTCCGTGTGACATGTCTGATCGCCTGCTGGAACGGTGTAGCCTCAAAGGTCTGCTGCAAAAACTTCTTTGCCTGATATGGGGTAAGCAGACCATGCGATACGGAATCTGTTGTTATCGCATCCTTAATAATCTGTTTATTAGTTGCCATAATAGTTTCTCCTCCTTTTCTTAAACAATGCCATGCAGGAAATGCTCCTCCTGCTTTTCGACAGTTCCTTCTGCATCATTGAGATTACCAGGGAGTGCCCTGCTCTTCATTACGGGTTCCAGCGCCTTCATCATAGGTTCCATGGCTTTCGCCACTTCCTCTCCTACCATCTTTGCCACGCTTTCCGCTGTAGCCTGTTCTGATGGCGGTGTCTCTGTCCCACTTCCCTCTGAATCATTGCCCTTGGTAATGGCTTCTACCTGCTTTGTGACAGATTCCATAGCTTTGGCAACTTCCTCACTTACCAGTTTCTGAACTTCTTCGTTCGTCATGTCAGCATCCTCCTTTTTTACTGAACTATTTGCAGTTTCTCCTGGCTCTTCCTCATCAAATTCTGATAAGAAATTACCCAGCGTATCATAAATGCCTTTAATGGCACTTAGATTCTTTGTACTCAGGCTCTTGCCCGCCTTTTTCACAGATGCCTTCTTGCTTTTGCCGGAATCCTCTTCCGATTCCTCACCTCCGGCATCTTCCCCGCCTTCACCACTCCCCTTCTTCTGCCTTTCCTCTTTCAGCGCCTTTATAATGCTGACATCCGAAGAGAGTATCTGCGTAACAATATCATTAAATTCCGTAAGCGCCGCCCTGATCTCAGACTCGTCATCCGCCAGCTCATATTCCCCATTTGAGTTATGATGCAGCACGGAATCCAGCGCATACCAAGCCTCATAAAAATTCCTTTCCTTCACATTCTTATTGTAGCGCTCCTTTACCCTGCCCTTCTCCACAACGTCGAATCCAAGGGCTTTCGCCAGCTTCCTAAGCAATCCCCCTGTCTCCTCGGCCTTGCCAATATCCGGCAGGGCAACGTCATCCTTTGAATGCACGCCGGAGCCTCCCATTGAAAATCCCGTAATCTCCCCCTTCTGAATAGAATCCCATGCATCAGGGTCGGAAATCTCCATCGTCATAATCCATGTGCCCTTTTTCACATCTTGGCCATCAATCTCCATATCGCATTTGGCAACATAGGACTCGACAACCTCCGCACCATCAAACTTCTTAAAGCAATGCTGAACATCAACGCTCCCTCCGTTCTTCATGAACCAATGAGCCGCCTTGGTAATTTCCTCTTCCGTCATATAATCGCCCTGGCTGTCTTCCACCATCGGCTCGTAAACAATGCCAGTAACGAAGTGGTTTGTCGCATCCGCTTTCAAAATGCGGCCATACGTTGTAAAATCAGCAGAACCGCTATCGGCTTTCGTAATCAAGAATTTCTTCTTGTTGGCCGCCTTGTCAACCAATGACACGAAGCTGATCTTTGCCTCTGTAATCTCATGCGCCTTTGTAATCTGCGGCATATTCCGCACCTCCTATCATTAATTTCTACTGTTTGACGAACAGCTCCGAGATCATGCCAGATCGCCTTCCTATACTGCCAAGCCTCACCATTTTTCACCCCCCTTCATAAATCATTGCATCAAAAAAGCACCGCCATAAGACGATGCCATATCTGCCATTTTCCAATATTTACTTATTCAAATAACCATTTTCATACAGATACATAATTTCATCCGCTGTCAGTTTCAAAAAAGGATTCTCATGCGTGTCATCTTCGGTGCTTGCATATGGTGGATCATAGTCAGATGGTTCAAATCCCAATTTATCACATATTTTTCTGTATCTCTCTGGCATCAAAAATCACCTCCATATCAAACCCCGCATCTGCATGCATTTTAGAAAGAGTACTCTTGTCATATACACTATACTCTCTTCTCTCATAAAGTGCAAGCAATGATTCTGCTATTGGCTTATTAATCTCGCCTGTAACCGTATATTTATACAATGTCCCATCATGACATGCCACCATACCATATTTGTATTTCCTCTCACCGGCAGCCATAATATCCGGAACGCTAGGTGCGGAATTTCTGGGATGATTGTGTATGCCGATAATCGTTCCCTCTTCGGCATTTGCAAGCATTTTCTTCATTGACTTTGTCGGTGCACATGCGCCTGGTTCTGTTCCTCTGGTACTTGTTTTAACGCTTCCAGAAGAAGAGTTAATGAAATACAAATCCTCCATGTCGCTTCCTGACCTATGTTTATATATTTTCCCGATAGAATCACGGACGGACCGTTTTACTTTCGGCATCTCATCAATGGCGTTGTAAACCGTTTTCTTATATGCGTTGCTGGTCACTGCCGCCTTGTCAACTTCCAACGGTTTCAAATTTTTTGTTCTGGGTACTTCATTCTCCGTATCTATGATGCCCGCTTTCGCCTTATTCCTCGCATCCAGTTCCTTTTCCCATTCCCCATCATCTTCATCTATAATCTGCTGCTGAAGCCTCTGGCGTTCTTCCAAGGACATTCCAAGCACTTCATCATTGACAACGGGTACATGGGTGCAATGGCAGTTAATGCTTTCCTCCGCCGGAAGGCACGGATCCCTAGGGAACATAGGAGAATAGGCAGAACCATCGCGACCATTCAGCACAAAAGGCTTTGCTTTCGGGACGATCTGCCCATTCATCGCCACATGGTTCTCCCTGGGCGTTATCTTATGCCCGCCTGAGTGCAGCCATTTTTTCCTGTCGGTTGCCGGGCTCTGCTGAATCGCTTCCTCCCTTGCCACGCTGTGCGCCCGCAGCATTTCAGTGAGGGATGTGGCTCTGGCCCGGTATTCCTCATTGCGAACGCCTTCAACGATCAGCTGCCGCTTCAAGTCCTCCACGCTTTCCCCATTGGCCAAAGCGTTGCTAATCAGCCGCTCTATCTGCCCTTTAGATGTCAACTGCATATGCCCCGCCAATTCGCCAGACCATGACTTGATCCACGAGACAGTACGCTTCCGTATTTGCGACACCACCATATCCGCTTCTGCCTCCTGAATGTAGGCAGTGGATAGTTCTGGCACGTTCTCTTCATAGAATCTCTGCAAAACTTCTGTCAGGCGGCTCCCATCCTCCCCTTCGTCAAAAAACTTCTCCGCAACTTCACTGGCGGCCTCCAAACTGCCGGCAGCAAGTATCTCTTCTGCAAGTTCGCCAGTCTGGTCATTCAAAATCTCTGCAAGTTCATCTTCCAGATACGATACGCTTCCAACAGAAGCCTTTGCCCTGGCAAATCCCGCCCTCGCAAGCGTCTTTGATAAATCCTCATCGGCCTTTTCTATGTATCTGCCAATGGCATCAATCAAGGCATGGCAGCCGCAATCATTCCTTGGAATCCATTCCCTTCCCTTCTGCCTCATCAGACAGCACCTCCCATCCGAACCAGCATCTTCCTAACTTCCTTCATAATAGCAACGACTTCCGAATCGTGATTATCCACCGCCTTCTGAATCTGCTCTTCTATCTGCTTCATTTCTTCTGTAGTTACAACTTGCTTCTGCGAAGCAAATTCATTGCTAGGAGAATCCCGCCCCTGCACTCTCTCTGTCTGATCCGACACCTGCGCCGTTGACTGCGCCTTGACATACTGCAGAGGCAGATCGCCCCACTCTCCCTCGTAATCTTCGCAGCCATCTTTTCCAAGGGTATTATATGTTACCTCCTTGGCAAGATTCGGAGTAAGCCCCCCTGCTCTTTCCGTGATGTTCAGAATCTTCTGGATATCATCTGGATTCGTAATATCCGGATCATCAAATTTAGCCTCCACATATCGGAAGCGGTATCCATTCAGCAGACGATGATTGACCGTCCACGCAAGAGAGGCACGTTCTGGCTGGAATACCTGCTTTTCCGTTACTTCCATTGCCGTCTGTGCAGTTGCCCTGTTGAAATCAGTCGTATAGCCCACATATAAGTCAGGCAATAAAAAAGCGGACTGCGTCTTTTTGCGTCCGTTTTCCTGATATTCCTGAAAAAGTTCATCCTTTTGAAGGATAGAAGCAAGGTCTTTTATCTCTATATCAGCCGTCTTCTCTTCGTTCATTACCGTAGTGTTCTCGTTGGACTCCGTTTCAAGCACGATGAAAGCATGCTGTCCGTTTTCTCCCTTGATATCG